GATCTGAACAGGGTCGGTGCCTGATACCTCGTAGACCCTATCGCGGAGTTTTAGTGTCATACCAAGCCGACGCCAGATCGTGCGGTAGCCTGTCTGACCGATCTGACCCATAGATTTCCAATGCTCATTAGACCACGTATGCCCGCCATCATCAGACCAACGCAACATAACTTGCGGGTCGGCTCCGACCGTGACGGTATAATCGGCATAATCTCGAATCAGTAAGGGAGATCCAGCGCGGTCAAGAATAAAATCATGTGCGCGATCATAAATATAAATAATATCATTGACTTCCTCTTGGCTATAGCCTGGAAGACCGACGCCAGCCTGACAGTCTAACTGAAGGCTATGTTGCGCTGTGCGGTTTAAATCATTCTGACCTGTAGGCAACGCGCGCCATGAGCGCAGCCATTTCTGAGTTGTGCCAGCCTCCGAATAAACCGTAGGATCATATGCGTAAATTTCACCCGTGCGGTAATCGCCTATGACAACTTCATTATTGAAATTCATCTGACAGTTACCGCGCGTGCGGGTAAACTGGTCGTTTTCCCATCCAGCGCGTTCATGCCATGCGCCGGTCGCCACATCATAGACCCATGTCGTATCGGCGGTAGGAAAGTTTAAAACGTAAAAGCTATGACCATCTTGTTGATAAGTATAACCCACAGCGTCTGATAGATTAGAATATTGTTGGATTTGCCATTCAACAGCGTGTGTAGATATGCGTTCGCCAGAGTAGCCTTTTGAGCGATACACAATGCCGTTACCGCGTTGGTCAGCGCCCAGCCAAAACAGGCCATTGTCAAGTTTGGCTACTGAGTAAGCAGCCAGACAACCAATTTCGTTAAACGCGCCTTGGATGCGCGCCATAGGAAAGTCAGGCAGTCCGGCGTTATACCAGACTTCAACTGAGTTAGTGCCGAATAACCAGATTTCGCGGTGGTCTACAATTAGCGTGACAAGATTGTCAGGTGAACCTTCCGCGCTGGCGAAATACAATGGATCGAGTGTTGTGCTTGTTGAGTCCAAAACCCAAAAGATCTGACTGTCGGGCTGATTAAAAACAAACCAACCGTCAAGAAAACCGCATCCAACAGCGCCAGCAAAAGGTGATGTAAGTTCTGTAAGGAACGGCGAGAATGTCAGCGTAGTGCCGGTATTGGTGGCAGTAGCCGCTGCCGATAGAATAAAGAAAGGCGAAAACGTCAAGGTGACGCCTGTATTGGTAGCAGTCGCGGCGGCTGATAAAACAAACGTCGTAGTATTAGTTATACTGGCAACTCTTGCGCCTGCCGGAATACCTGTGCCTGACACAGGCTGACCCACATGAATATTAGTCGTGCTGCCGCCCGATACGGTCGTGCTTGTATTAGTCGTGTTAAATGTGGTCGTCGTCGTATCATAAACTACGCTGGAAACCGTTGCGCCCGACGGGATACCCGTGCCAGACACAGGCTGACTAGGGTAAACATATGTCACATCGCCATTATATACAGTTGTGACTGTATTGGTCGTGTTAAACGCAGTTGTGTTATAAGTGCTATTATAAATGTAACCTTTATTATCGGCGGCGATAAACATTTGCCTGCCGTTATCGGTCATATTAACTTGCGTTGTAGCGTCTACAGTTCCAATCGCAGTAACATTCCATTCGTAATCAATTCTGTATAATGTTGTTCCTGAGACTGCATAGCCATAATAAACTTTAGCGCCAGTCGTAGACCCTACTTCGTCGCTGTAAAATGTCCAAAGACCGCGAACTGGCCCATTACCCATACGCGCAAGAAAGCGCAGCCCAGGCGCGCGTTGAAGCCAAGCGGCCTCTTTACCGCCTTCAGGTATAACCTCAGGAAAGAGATTTACCATGCGGCTGTCAGCCGCGTTGGGGCTTCTAGTTACATATGAGCTGCCTAAGATCGGCGTCTTCATTAGTAGTTGCCCGCATAGATGTTATAGCGCTGACGTGTGCCGACAATGCTGTAAGGCAGAGCCATGATGTCGTCAGGGTTATTGATGCGCTTCAGATTGCGCTTGCTATACATGGCGATCCGGCTGACCGTAGGCGATGGCTCGACACCAAACTCAGGGGCCAACTCGCAAGCCAGATTGTAACGAAACGCCCGTAAATACCCAGGCGGGAAAAGGATCGCCGTTGCTAGATTAGCAGGCTGCGACAGCTTTTCTACTGAAATGAAATGCCATTCTAACAGTCTTAAAGGGACTGGATAAATGACCATATCAATGTTTGGATAGGTCATATTGGTGAATATGACCTGTGGGTAAGTAGACGTTACGGTCTTAACGGCAATGCCGTTATATTGTTGCTGATTGATAAATTTGATGCCGTAAGACACGTTGGTCTGCGGATCGCGGAAGTAAGTAGAATCGTCCAACAATACAGGGCGTTCGCCCACGAAGTCGCCGGTCGGCCCCAGCGTGCGGTTGCGTTCGCCTGACGGCCAATTAAATACTTGATCCTGAGTTGAGAATACCGACAGTCGTTCGGTATTCCAACTGTCGATCATCTGATTCAGAGCAAATAGCGCGTCATTCGCTGTCTCGGACGAGGGCGTTTCGCCTTCGGCTAACACTCCGAGGAGCCTCAACGCTCCCACTATCTGATCGTAGCAACTGTATGTCGTCATTTGGGTCGAACCTCTCCCAGCCGTTCTCAATATCGGCTTCGGCCTCTAGGTCGAGACACGCCACTTTAACCCCATGTTCGGGGTGTTTCAAATAAATAACAGCCATTGGTTACTTTCTAAAGAAATACAGCGGCCCGTAGGCCGCTATATATTAAGATACCGAAAATTCCAGATTATAAACAGGAAATGTAACGGTGTTAGCAAGCGTTCCAGAAACCGTAGCGCGGATACGCAAACGATCACCATCAGCAACAACCAGATTGGCTGCGGTGCCGTTGAGTGTCAGTGTGCGCTTGGCATTGGCTGTGATAGCTGTGCCGCCCGTTGCTTTGGTTGTGTTAGCGTCAGTAGCCGCTAACATAGCCGCTGTGCCCGATCCAGTCTGACCAAGATTGGTAATGCTGAACGTAATGTAGTTCGTGTCATTAGCAGCTAGAGCATCTACGCCAGAAAAGAGCGCCGAAGTAAGAACACCCGCAGAGGCTACAATGAGGAAAACATCGTTGGTTCCGCCGGTGGTCGTAGCAATCGTCGCGCCTTGCTGACTCTCAGAATAGCCAGTGTAGATATTAGAGAGAACTTTGGTTGTAGAGTCCAGCGTCGCTCCAGTGATCGTTGCGCCCGTGATGGTTGTGCCAGCTACGAGTTCAGGATCAGAAAAAGCAACACCAACTGCTTTGGTGTTTGGCATGGGAATATCCTCTAAAAAAGAGTGGGCTTGCGCCCACCCTAATTATGCGATGCGGTAGATCGAATACGCAGCCGTGCCGGTTTTACGGAAACGGAAGGTAGCCGATGCTGGGTTTGTTGGGGCCGCAGCGGCTGCGTCAACAACAATAGCCTGACCAACAATCGAATTGCCCGTGCCAGCGCCGAACGTCACATCATTCGCGGCATTGTCGCCGAGGTTGATGATATGAACGTCAAAGCCTGAATTGACTTTGAGGCTTGGGAAAGCCGCATCAATCAACGCGCCTGTTGGGAACGTGTAGGTGCCAGCATCCGTGCCGCCCGAATCAACGGTAATGAGGCCGTTGGCAAGGTTGTCAACGGTAACCGTTACCGTAGCGCCCGTAAGAGCGGAAGGCGCAGGCTGCGCGAAGATAAGAGGCTCAGTTAGATTGCCTGCCGAAAACTGATAGCCGCCTGTGCCCTGCGGAATAGCGCCGTAAGGGCCAAACGTCTCAAGCGGATAAGCCGCGTTCTGAGTAGTTGTCATGGGTTAAACTCCAAGAATGATGAGAAAAGGACGGCCCCGTAGGGCCATCGCTTATTAGCCCCAAAGGCGAACGGCCATCTGCGGACGAATCACGCTGTAGCCATAGAGCACGTCGATACGGCAAGGCAGACGGTCGTTGTTGATGTCATACTGACGAACAACGCGGAGCGAAATGCCATTGTGAACCTGACGGCTTGCCATATCGACACCCTGCGGAAGCAGAAGGTCGGCGGTGGCGAAGCTGATCGCGTCACGATGATAGATCAAGTTCTGTGGATACTGCGTAGAAGCAGCGCCAAGGAACGTGACAGCCGCGCCGGAAGCAGGCAGAGCGTCAACTGTAGCGAGAGCCTGAGTAGCCGAATACATCGCAGGAACAGTGACCGTAGCGGTTGTTGACGCCGTAACGTCAGCAAGAGCAACGAACTGATACAGCGAGCCGGTTGACTCACGGGTCTGTGGGTTGACAGCGAAGACGCTACCGATGGTGAACACGTCGCCAGCTTTGATGATCGTCGAGCCAAGACCCGTCAGAACGATGCTGGTTGAGCCTTCAGCCGTGACAGTCGTGTTAACCGTAACAGTGCCTGCGCGCGAGCCAGTCGTAAACTGCTTGATTGATTGAGACATATTCAGCTCGTCATAGCCGAGGATGCCTTCACCAAACATGCCGTTCTTGAACTGCTTCGAGATAGCTGAAACAGGGTTGAACAGACCTTTCATGCCTTCGATCAACGCAGCGTTAGCGGCTGGGTTAACAGTGGCATAGCGAGGCTGCATGACTGCGGCGTTCTCGTTAAGCTTTTGCTGGGCCTGCAACAGGACGAGCGACGTAGCAGGCGTGGTGCCTGGGGTGCCGAT